AGTCTCTTTTAATATTTTCAAAAAATTCTGTTATTCCTGTAATATCTTTTTTAAATTCGCCACTATCTAGATATCTGAATGTATCTGCACCTTTTTCTCTAATAAAATTGTAGGCAGTAACTAAGGATGGTACAACACATTCACCAATATAATTTATAAAATCCATAACAGAATCACCTAATGCAAAAAAGTTTTCTATTGTAAGTTTAGGTAATATTTCTTTGTTAAAATAAGTTTTAAGTTTCTCAAATCCTTCCTGTAATTTTTTCCAACCACCTGCTTCTAAAAATCCCTGAATCGCTGGAATTGCTAATGCTATAGAACCAAAGAGTAATGATTTTTTTAATATACCCCAAATACTTATACCACTGTCTGTTCCTTTTTTATCCTCACTGATAACATTGTTTTTAATTGCTTCTAAACTATCACCAATTCCTTCTTGTATTGATGTTTCTTCTGAATCGCGCGCATCGCGTTGTGCAGGACTTCCTCCTGCACCCAAAGAAACTAACATTTCTTCTAATAATTCATTTGTTTTTTCTGTTCTTTCTTTGCTTTCTGTTTCTTGAGCATCTCTCTTGGCAATACTTTCTCCTGATGATTCTTGCCTTTCTTCTCTATCGTCAGCAAGCAATTTTCGAAAAGACTCGCCTTCTTTTCCTATGGTTTTGATTACGTCTTCAAAATCAGCCATTCTTCTACTTCTTATTCATATATGCAGTCATACCCATATAGGCACCAACTACGCCAGCCATGCCGATATAGAATAGACCAAAAAGATCAGCAAGGGCTTTGATTCTTGAATCGGGGAAAATAGGTAAAAACACAAACACAGTAAATACGACCATAGCAAGTAAAGATATCCATGCCATATGGCGTTGAGCATCTGCCTTTTCCTCTTTCAATTCAAGTTCTTCTAATTTTGCTACTGCTGTTAGTTCTTCATCACTCACTATGCCATCTCCATCTAAATCATATTTTGCAAAATCACTATTTGCTTCTAATTTCTTCTGACTCATTTTTATTATCCTTTTGATTGTTGTTTGTTTCTTTCTTCTTCATCCTTTAACCATTCAACCAACAGTCCAACATAGACATCTCTTTCCCATGGCATCATATTTTCAATTTCAGTTAAACTATATTTATGGTGTTGCATCAGTCCAAAATTAGTTTTAAAATAATTAACCAAACTATTATGAGAAAGAGTTAGTTTAAAAAATCTCCAAGACCTTCCAGAGTAACTTCTGATACTATTCCAGTAACAGGATTTTCTATTTCTATATTATGTTTTAGTTTAGGCATTGTACTAAAGAATTTTTGTAATTTTTCAAACATTTCTTGTGTTAAACTATCAATAAATCCATCAAGTTCTTTCTTTGAAATATCAACGATAGAATAGATATCTTCTCCAAAATGAATAGTATGAATACATGATTTGATAATAAAAAATACTCTTTCTGTTTCACTATTAATATTTAATGATTTCAGAGTAGTTTTAATTGTTGGATAAGTAAAATCAATTGATAATGTGTCGCTTAAATTAACATGAGTAGAATGATCTTCATCCATTAGAATTTGAATATCATCAATATCAATAGATTTTTCAACGTAAGTTACTTTATCATCTGGACATAGTAATCTTACATCAATCGTTTCTGAAACAGATTTTGACCTGATTTTGATAAACGCATATTCAACATCAAACATTGGATCTGTTACATTTCCAATACTTCCAAATGTGCACGAATTAACTAATTCTAAAACTGCATTATGTGTAGCATTTTCTGTTCCTTCTTCCATTGCAAGAAGAAGAATCTTTTCTTCTCTAACAAGAAATGGTCTGTATTTTATTTCTTGTCCTGTAGATGGGACTGTCATATCATATTTTGGCGATTCAAGTTTTGGTAAAGCCATTTTATTTTTTTCCTTTTCAATTCAATAATAGGGGTCGCAAGAGTGTCTGATTAGTTAAGGTTCATCTGCTGTTTTTGGTGCACCGGAACTAAAATCAGAACTAAATGATGTTCGGGCTCCAGTAAAATCACCAGCATCAGAACTAAATGATGTTGGTGATTTCTCACCTGAAGTCCGTGCTCCACTCATATCACCAGCATCAATACTAACTGTTGTTGGGACTCCATTAACACTATCAGACTTAAATGTGCTGGGTTCAACATTATTAGGTGGTGAATCGTCTAAACTAGAAGTTTTTCTACCAGAGAAATTAAATGGTTCATCTGAACCCATTCTATCAATATTTGTAGTATATCTAAATGAAAAACCAATATCAATGGTTCCTAGTGTATTAGCATTAGATGAAGAAAATTCAACTTGTCCAATACTTATTGGATATGCTTTCCAACATCTTAAACCATAATTAGGTATATCTTTTAAATTACCACTAGATTTGAATGCACTGTTGGTTTCAAGTTTATTGCTTAAACTAAAAATATCTACTGTTCCAACATAATCATCATAATATTTTAGATTCCAGCTTGTTTCATCATATGTTAATTTTTGCCAATCTTCAAAATATGTTCTTATTTTCATTTGACTGTCAAGAAGAAAAGTCACAACTACTTCGTTAGCATAAGTGACACCTGAAACTATATTTCTATCTGGGCCATATATGTTATTATCTGTTACCGTTGATAGGTTGGTTCCAGGCATAAAAACTGATTGTGCTCTAAGTGTAATCGATCTATCTCGTCTTGTATCAAAACTTTGAGGAAAATTTATATGAACCTCAAATTGATTAGTTTTGACAACACCATCCGAACGTATTTCGGATAATAGTATATCGATAGTTTTTTTATTTTGTACTTGAAAAACACTGTTTAATTTTCGACCAGCCATTAGATCATACTCCTAGAATCTGCCCATACTTTGCTTGCTGGTGCTTTCTTAAAGTTGTGCACAGGCAACAATGCAGCAACAACAAAGTCATCAGGTTTAATAATACGAAATTCTGATTTTGTAAAACCATATAAATATTTCTTTAGAGTTGGTTTTAAAAGACTAATTTTTTTTAATTCTTGATAATTTACATTATTAGGAAAATTAACTATCTTATCAAGAAGTTTCATTCTTAATGGTATAGGTAGATAATGAAAATTGATTCCCAGAAATCCACCACTAATACCTTCTAGTGGCATCACTAGTGGAAAAGTATCATAATATGGCAATTTCTTTTTGGTTTTAGGACCATAAACAAACATATTCAATTGTCCGAATGATGGTGATTTGCTTCTTAGTCCGTCTCTAATCAAATCTAGACGACCAGGAGTTCCAAATTCTTTTATCTTATCCCTATACCATTGTGTTGAATAATCTCTGCCATCTGCTGCATCTACTACTGCTTGAATGTAATTTGATTTTGCCATAACATTATTTATAACGAATACCCAAATCATCCTCTGTTAGTATTTTAAATTCCATTCCTTTATCTTCACACCAAGGAACTGCTGCTTTCCATTTGGCTTCATTGATGCCCCAAGTCTTGATTTCATTAAACCATCTTTGTGTTTTTCTTTTAGGTGTGGTGGTTGGTGGTATACATTGTTTCTTTGGTTTAACTTCTATTATCATCTTTTTAAATTTACCGTCTGATTGACGAACTTTTATATAGAAATCTGGAAAGTAACGATGTACTTTACTATCCCACGGAGATATATAAGGTATGATTATCTCTTCACTGCCCCATTCAATAATAGAATTACTTTTATCACAGTATTTCATAAACTTTAGTTCCCATAGAGAACGGTATACAATATTCTTGTAGTTGCCTCTATATTTGGCAGGATTTTTTGGTATGTATCGACCTTTGTATGACATAACGTATAAATATATGTAGTAGATTTGTTTAGGAGAGAAAAATGCCGCCGCCACGTAATTTAATAAAGTTTACACCCAGTGCACAAGCTAATGACTTGTCGGGAGTCGGCGAAGATATGATTGAACCTAGAAATAGCACAACTAAAAGTTCCGGTAGAGGCGGCGGCGGCGCGGGTAGTGGTAATGAAGGAATAGTGCAGGCGCGGTCCACACCAACAGAGATACCCAAAAGAATAAACTCTCCAGAAATGTTAGAATATCCAAGAGATATTGGTAGAAGTTCAGGTCAAGGTCATTATATGATTTTTGACATTTTAAAATTTAATAGTGGTAAAGGCACAACCGGAAAAAATATTAGAAGTAATGCTAGAAGTAATGCTCTAAAGAATAAAACCAAAAGAGTTATAAAACAAATAGCACTTTATATGCCTGCTGCGGTTGATGTTGCTTATGGATTAAAATATAATGAAGACA